CAGATAGTGAATACGTTGCTATTGCAAAAGGGAAATATAAATTACCAACCACGTTGAAAGAGGGGTACAAAGAGATAAAAAAGCTATGGTTAAAAGAGAACTAGAAATAAACGTAGACTTAGGACAAGCTACTAAGCAACTAGAATTTCTAAACAAGGAATTAGAGGAAGCAAAAAACCTAACAGACGATTGGGAAAAGGAACTTTTTCAACTTGAAAAGCAGTTAAAGAATGTACCAAAAAACAATTTAGCTGAACAAAAAAGGCTAAGAGACGAAATTACTAAGCAGAAAGACCTTATAAAAGAACAAAAGTTTGCAGTAAAAGACTTAACTAAGCAGAGACAGAAAGCTAATGAAGTAGTACAAAATGCTACTAAGAATGAAGCAGACTATTCAGGAGTAACATCACTTGCAGATAAAGCAACAGGGGGGTTGTTTAGTTCACTAGGCTCTTTGACTAAAGGGTTAAAAGGTGCTATAACAGGTTTTAAGGGGCTTAGAGTGGCTATAATTTCTTCAGGTATTGGTGCATTGGTTTTGGGTGTAGTATCGCTTATACAGGCTTTTAAAAGAAGCGAAGAGGGGCAGAAGAAGTTTAAAAAACTAATGGAAGTTATTGGTGCAGTTGTGAACCAAGTTTTAGACTTAGTTGCTGATTTAGGCGAAAAAATAATAGATATTTTTACTAACCCTAAACAAGCATTAATTGATTTCAAAGACGCATTACAACAAAACCTAATAAATAGAGTTAATGCAGCAGTTAAAGTTTTTGGATTTTTAGGTAGTGCAATTAAAAAAGTATTTAGTGGCGATTTTAGTGGTGCATTAGACCAAGCAAAAAATGCAGGGAGTGCCTTTGTAGATACAATGACAGGGGTTGAAGATACAGTAGGTAAAGCTACAGAAGCAGTAAAAGATTTTGCAAAAGAAACACTTGCTGAAGCAAATAAGGCGGCAGAGATAGCAGATAAAAGAGCAAAGGCTGATATACTTGAAAGAAAACTTTTAGTCGATAGGGCTAAAGCTAACAGGGAAATTAATAAATTAAGAGAACAGGCAGAAGACAGAGAAAAATTTAGTGCAGAAGAACGTATAAAATTTATACAAGAAGCCGCAAAGTTAGACGATGAAATTACTAAGGCAGAAATTAAAAATGCTAGATTAAGAGCAACTGCAAAAGCAGAAGAAAATGCCTTAGGAAAATCTACAACAGAAGACTTGAAAGAGTTAGCACAATTAGAAGCAAACCTTATTGATTTAGAGACAAGACAATTAAGGAAAAAACGTGCCTTAACCGCTAGGGAAATTAGTTTAAAAAGAGAACAAGAAGCAGAAGAAAAAAAGATAGCTACTGAACGCATAAACTTACTGAAACAAATTGCAGAAGCAGAAGCAAATACTATTGATGAAAAAAGACAATTACAATTACAAAAAGAACAAGAACGGTATGACGCACTAATTGCTCAGGCTGAAGCTAATAACCTAAATACAGACGAACTTGAATTATCACGAGAAGAAAGGCTAAAAGAAATGCGTGACAAGTTTGCACAAGAGGATATAGACAGAGCAAACAAAGTTACTAAAGCTAAAAAAGACGCTGAAGAAAAAGCATTAAATGACCAAATAAAATCAATAAAATCAGAAGAAGCAAATAGACAAGCACAAATACAAATGGTAGGGGGTGCTATCAATAATATACAAAAAATATTTGGTGCATTTGGCAAAGAAAGTAAGGCTTTAGCTATTGCAGGTATAGTTACAGAACAAGTTTCAGCAGTATCAAAAATAATATCTAATTTAGCAGTTGCAAACTTGAAAGCAGTTGCACTCAGTCCACCAACCGCAGGACAACCTTTTGTGGGTATCAATACCGCACTTGCAGGTTTATCTATTGCAGGGAGTATAGCAGGTGCAAGTAAAGCTATTGCAGATTTAAAAAGCAATAAAAAATCAGCTAGTACAGGTGGCTCTAGTTTACCAAGCAGAAGTGGTGGGGCAAGTGCAGTAGAAAGCGCACCACCTGCATTTAATATAGTTGGACAAAGTGACACTAACCAATTAGCTGAAGCAGTAGCAGGGCAAGAACAACAACCTATACAAGCCTATGTAGTTTCAAACGATGTTACTTCTGCTCAGTCAATGGATAGAAATATAGTTGAAAATGCAAGTATTTAAAATTTAATCGTTAATAGACTATGGACATAATAGAATTAATACTAGACGAAGAACAAGACAATTTTGTAGAAGCAATTAGTGTAGTAGAATACCCTGCTATTGAAGAAGACTTTGTAGCTTTAAAATCACAAAATTTTAATTTTGAGAAACAAGACAAAGACAAAAAAATATTGATAGGACCAATACTGATACCTAACAAACCTATATTCAGGAAAAACGGTGACGAGGAATATTATATATACTTTAGTAGAGATACGGTACAGAAAGCAAGTCAACTATACTTGAAACAAGGTATGCAACACAATTCAACCTTAGAACACGAAATGAAAATTAAAGGCTTGACACTTGTAGAAAGTTGGATAATAGAAGACAAAGAAAACGACAAGTCTAATATGTACGGAATGGACTTGCCTTTAGGTACTTGGGTTGGCTCTATAAAAGTTGACAACGATGAAATATGGAACAACTATGTAAAAACAGGCAAGGTTAAAGGCTTTTCTATTGAGGGTTACTTTGCAGACAAGGTACAACCAAAAGTTAATGAAGAAGAAGAACTTAGCATAGAGTTATTAGAAGAAATAAAAGACGTTTTAAACGAAGTAGAACTAGAAACGTATAACGACTATCCACAAGGGGCAGTAAATAATGCTAAAAGGGCTATAAAGTGGAAAAAGGAAAACGGAAGCAGTTGTGGAACAAGGGTGGGGTGGACTAGAGCCGCACAAATTGCACGAAAAGGCAAACTCAGCAGGTCAACTATTGCAAGAATGGCTAGTTTTAAAAGACACCAACAACATAAAGACGTACCTTATACTGAGGGTTGCGGTGGTTTAATGTGGGACGCTTGGGGCGGTTCAGCAGGTGTTAATTGGGCTATTAGTAAATTAAAACAAATAGACAAAGATAAACTAGAAGACGAAAACCCTTGTTGGGACGGATACGAAATGATAGGGGTAAAAGAACTAGACGGACGTATGGTACCTAATTGCGTAAAAATAGAATAAATGAAAAAAACAAAAACTTGGAGCAATTCTAGTCCAAAAAATAGTCGCAGGGGTTGTTTATGTAAAGACAATACATATCACGTAGACTGTTGCGACGGTAGTTTAATGGCTCAGGGTATTGGCAGAATAACAGGTGTGGATAGGTTTATATTACAAGAAAACGGAAACTACATATTACAAGAAAACGAAAGTAAATTAATAACAGAATAATGGCAGACAAGAAAATATCACAGTTAGATAGTGCTAGTGCTTTTTCAGGGACTGAAACTTTTCCACTAGTGCAAGGTAGTACTACCAAAAAAGGTACTATTAACCACATAAAGAATTTTTTAATACCTACTAACATAACTGTTGAAGCAGACGTAACCGTTGACCTAGCAGATAGTCAATATGCTAATATAAAATTAGTTAAACTAACTTGGAGTGGTGGTTCAGGTAATATGACATTAACATTACCTAGTGCAAGTTCAAGTCAAAACAGGGCTATTAGATTTATTTCAAATGGTGGCTTTAATAATAATACAAGGGTATATTTAACACCTGCAGGTAGTGACACTCTAGACGGAAGCACAAACTACTATGAAATAAACAAAACTTACGAGGGAATTTACGTTTGGTGCGACGGTAACGAATGGTTTATAATTCAGAAAAAGGCTTAAACGCAAAATAAAAACAATTAATCGTTAAATATAAAAATTAAATTATGAGTGCAACTGATACTTTAAACAAAGTTAGAACTATGCTAGGTTTAGAAGCTAAACTAGAGCAGATGAAACTAGAAAACGGTACATTACTTGAAGCCGATAAATTTGAAGCAGGGCAACCTGTTTTTATTGTTACAGAAGACGAAAAAGTAGCTTTACCTGTTGGCAGTTATGAAGTTGAAAACGGATTAACATTATCAGTAGAAGACGAGGGAGTAATTGCTTCACTAGAAGAAGTTAAAGCAGAGGAAGTAGAAGAAGAAGTAACAGAAGAAGTTACTGAAGAAGAAACTGAAGAAACTGAAGACTTAGGTTACGTTAGCAAAGAGGAATTTCAAATTGCTTTAGAGGAAATTAAAAAAATGATTGACGAAGTAAAAGCAGGGTACGACAAAAAAGAGGACAAAGAAGAAATGGCTGAAGAAGTTGTTAATGAAGTTGAAGAAGAAAAAGCAGAACTTAAAGAAGAATTAAGTAAACCTGCTGCAAAAGCTATCAAGCACAATCCTGAAAAGGAAAACCAAAAAAGAGTAGATTTTAAATACGCAACAAACAGAAGAAAATCAACTTTTGATATTATACTAGAAAAATTAAACAAATAATAAATTTTAAAATTAGATTATGGCAACTACAGTAGACATTACTACAACTTATGCAGGTGAATTTGCAGGGGAGTACATAGGTGCAGCACTTTTATCAGGGAGTACACTTAATCAAGGTTTAGTTACTATTAAACCTAATGTTAAAGACAAAGAGGTTATTAAGAAAGTAGACTATACTTCTGCTATTGCAAATGCAAGTTGTGACTTCACACCAACAGGTGACGTTACTTTAACAGAAAGAATACTTGACCCTAAAGAATTGCAAGTAAACTTGGAACTTTGTAAAACACCTTTCCAATCAGATTGGGAAGCAGAACAAATGGGCTTTTCTGCTCACGATAGCTTACCTTCTAAATTTAGCGATTTCTTTATTGCTAGAGTTTCAGCAGACGTTGCTCAGGCAGTAGAAAACGGAATTTGGAGTGGTTCAGCAGGTGCAGGTACATTTGACGGATTTACAACTTTATTCGCAGACGCACAATTTACTACAGACGGTGGACACACAGTTGTACCAACTACAATTACTTCTAGCAACGTTATTGCTGAACTAGGTAAAGTAGTAGACGATATACCAAGCGCACTATACGGTAAAGAAGATATGATAATTTACGTATCACAAAACGTAGCAAGAGCATATGTAAGAGCATTAGGCGGATTTGGTAGTTTCTTAAATGGCGAAAACAATTCAGGTGTTAATACTCAGGGTACATTATGGTACGCAAACGGTGGACAATTATCGTTTGACGGAGTTATGATTGCAGTTGCTAATGGATTAGCTGACAACAGAATGGTAGCTGCACAGAAGTCTAACTTATACTTTGGTACAGGATTAATTTCTGACCACAATGAAGTTAAACTTATAGATATGGCTAACATTGACGGAAGTAAAAATGTTAGATTTGTAATGCGTTATACGGCAGGAGTTCAATACGGAATTGCTTCTGACATCGTATATTACGGAGCATAATTATAAACCAAAAATAGGGTGGGTTGAGATAGTCTTACCTACCCTTTTTTTATAAAAAATGAAAATATGAGTTGCTTACTTACTTCAGGACGAAAGGAAACCTGTAAAAACTCGGTAGGTGGTTTAAAGACCGTTTATTTTATTGACTATGGAACATTAGGGGACATTACTTACGTTTCAGCAAGTAGTGCAGAAATAGATACGGTTAGCGGAACACCAACTGCATACCAATATGATTTAAAAGGAAACTCTAATTTTGAGCAAACTATTACAAGTTCAAGAGAAAACGGAACAACCTTTTATGACCAAACATTAAGTTTAACTTTTAAAAAGTTAGACAAAGAAACTCACGATGAAATTGCTTTAATTGCAGTTGCTAGACCTCACGTAATTGTAGAGGATAACAATGGCAATTTGTTTTTAAGTGGATTAGAACACGGTGCTGACGTAAATGGTGGCACAATTGTTACAGGTGCTGCTATGGG